TCCTGTCTCTCGAAAGATCCGCTTGGCGGCCCAGAGAGATTTAGTGGAAGAAAAGAAGTGGGGTTTTGGTCGGACCCCAAACCGATTCTGCTTACGCGCCCGGAGACCCGTAGATAGTACGAGGGTTCGACCAACCGAAGCTGTAACGCTCACGGCACTTGTACCGGAGGTTTCCGGTTTCGAAGTCCCCTTCCATCTTGTGGCTTATAGGAGCACGCTGGAAGTGCTTAAGACCGTCAGGGCAGTCCGTACGAACGAACCAAGCATCAACGTCCGTTAGGAAGTTGTTGATGGCGTATCCGCCCGGAATGGCTGACGTGCTCTTAATAGCGTTCAGGTCGTTGTCTGTGGTCCCGACACGGCCAGTGCTCTTAAGAACTCTCTCGGCCACAAATCGTAGCTGAGTAGGAATGACAAGACCCTTGACGTTAAGGGCGATTAGAAGCCCCTTCTCGTCCGTGAAGTTCGAGATGTCAATGCAGGCGTTCTCGAGCGACGTTTCGTTAAGGTCTGCCGCAGTTGTGGGCTCGTTAGCCCATGTTCCACCACCTGCGAGGGGATGGTCAGTCGCGATAAGCTCCTTCGTGTCTCCTCCAGTGTAGTTGGAGTCGAAGGCGTTGTTAAGAACCGCCGCGCCCTTCACGTTCTTGGTGTAAGCCATCGAACGAGCAAGCGCCTTAGTGTAACGAGTCGCGATCTTTTCGTAGAGGTTGTCTTCCATCGCCTCTTCTGTAAGAGCGAAGGCGAGAGCGACAGTCTCATGTGTGTATCTGGCGACATACGCTTCACCAGCTTGGTCGTAAGTGACCCCTGCACCCTCAGACTTGGTTGGGGCTGTACCGAACCCAGTCAGCGCTACCTCTTCCTCGAAAGCCCGGACAGAGCTTTCGGTCTCGAAGATAGGCTCGTACTGTTTCTCGTAACCCTTGTACTCTAGGGCAAAGAGTGTGTTCAGTCCCGGCACCAACTCAAGGTTTAGTTGGTCTCTGCTAATTGCCATTATTCAAATTCCTTTCAGCTTACGCCAGTCCAGCGCCGCGCATGCCACCGATTGAGTGGCTGTGGATTACAACACGAACGTTTGTGTTGGCTGACGATACGTCGCTGTTTCGTGGATCTTCCGAGATGTCGAGAGCTTTAAGGGTGATGTCTGTGGTGTTACCTGTTGACACCCCTAGCTCTACCCCCGACACTCCCGAAACTGTATTTCCTGCCGCCGTGTCGACTGTGTCGAAGTTTCCGAACAGGTCGGCAATGGGGAATGCGGCGTCGGCCTGGATCTCGTAAATAATATCCGGGTCGTCGAAAACCTTGGCGAAAATGTTAGTTCCGGCTGTACTTGCAGGCCAGTAGGCCTTGTACTGCTGTTTACCGTCAGAGTCGACGTAGCTGACTCCGTTAAACACGCCGAGAACTGGATCTTCTCCAGCCGCCGCGCGCTCGATACCCCCGCCAGTGACCTGCTTTACGAGGTCTCCGGTGAAGATGCTTGTCCCATAGGTAGTGGCGATACGGTAGCGGTTCATACCCTGCGACCACGTCCCCCCACCAATCTTTCCTACAGGCTTAAGACCAAATGCTTTGTCTTCGTTAGCCATCTTTCAAAAGTTCCTTTATCTCCCGCCGAAGACTACGTCCGATTTGCGATCAGGGTTGATGAGTGGCATCATGGGGTCGTTGCTCTCGTATAACTGAGCATCAACAGACTCCATTTGCCTGCTCGTTCTTCCCCTATAATACTCGTCGCGTTGTTTGACGATCTTCTCAGGGATTTTGCATAGGACGAGACCGCCTGTAGCAAAGATGCCGGCATGCTCTCCGTCCTGGATTGTAGGCGCGTTAAACTCCGGGTACTCTTCCTTCCTTACGGGCACGAAGCCCTCACGAAGTCTGGAGTTAAAGTTCGCCTTGTCGTCTTCTCCGAGCGTTTCTATTCTGACCCATCGATGCTTGTAGCCACGAGGAGCAGGCGGTGCGTCTAGCCTGTTCGGTGGAGCCCAAGCCGCGACTGCGTTAGTGGCTTCCCTTGTTCTTGATTCCCTTGATGCCGGGGTAGCCTTCTTACGAGTTGTCTTTCTTTTGGTTGTTTTTCTTTTTGGATTAGTTACCATTTACGGTATCCTCCTTTTTCTGCCGCGCCTTAGCAACGTTGGCCGCATACGCGTCTAGCGGGATGCCCATTCTATGAGCAAGTCCCCTCTGGCGTGCGCTAAGTTTGATTGCTTTGGTGCCGGGTGCAGAGCCTTTGGCCAATACTGGCGCAACGGTCTGTGATTTCTTACGAGGTTTTGGATCAGGTGCGTCGACATCGTCGACGAAGTGGCGTGGAAAGTGACCTTTCACACGTTTATTGATAGTATTATAGTACGCCTCACTACCAATGTCAACCCCCGAACCAAGTAATTCTGTATGTACCCCCATGGCGTAGTGGTACATATCAGGGTTTGTGTTGGGATTAAACCAGTCGTTATCCGCCTTCCATGCAGTAAGTACGGGGTCTTCGGCTGGC